ATTAAAAAGATCGCATCATATAATCCCTTTACATTAAGTGTCGATTATTCGCTTTATGACAATACAATTGCAATTGATGACCAAAACTACGAGGCATCAGGCGTCGATTTACATAAAACAATCGAAGAATTTGTTGACGTCTTAGATATCGATAATAAAAAAGAAGTTATTGACTACTGTATTAATTTGTATAAGCGAGCAAATAATATATGAAATATATTAACTTTCAAAACATAAAAATAAAAAACTTTTTATCTGTAGGCGCAGACCCTGTCAGTGTTGACTTCCGTAAAGGCTTACACATTATTACAGGGGTAAATCGCGACAAAGAAGATAGGAGAAACGGGGTAGGTAAATCAACAGTAGCTGACGCTATTTACTTTGCAGTATTCGGTGAAACATTACGAGATCTTAAAAAAGAGCATATAATAAACAATATTAATAAAAAAGGGTGTGTGGTTGAACTTGAAGTTAGTATTCAAAATATTGATAAACAAGTTGATCAAATAAAAATTGTTCGAACACTTGAGCCATCAAAATGCTATGTTTATGTCAATGGGGAAGATAAAACCCGGGATAGTATAACCAATACTACAAGCTATATTCTTAAAAAATTCTCCTGCACTCAGGATATTTTTCAAAACTGCGTCATAATGACGGTGAATAATACTACACCGTTTATGGCAAAGAAAAAGCAAGAGAAGCGGAAATTTATTGAAGATATTTTTAATTTAAGTGTCTTTAGCGAAATGTTAAATTTACTTAAAGTAGATATAAACGAAAAAAAGAAAACTTTCGATATTGAAACCACAAAATACGATGAAGGTGTAAAAACGCTTAGCACTTATGAAAAACAGCGTGATAACGCTATTCTTGAAAAAGAAAAGAAACACAACAAGTATCTTCAAAGAAAACAAGAAAACGAAAAAGAGCTTGATGATATTACTAAAAAACTTGATAAAATTATCAGTATTGACGTTGATGAAGAAAACAAAAATATAACATCTCTGCAAGAAACAAACAAAGGATTTGATGTAGAGATTCAAGAGTATAGACACAATCGTACGGAAAAAACCATACAAATACAGCAAATTACTAAACAATACGGGTCCATTGGCACGGATAAAGATGTTTGTCAAGTTTGTCTGCGCAAGGTCGAGGACCATGATAAAGAGTATATTGAAAAAGAAAAGCTAAAGCTTAAAAAAACTGCAACGGAGCTAGCAGAGGAAGCTAAAGAGCTACTTGCATCTGAAAAAAACATACAAGACAAAATTAATACAATTAATCAAAAAATTTCTGAAATTCAGAAAAAAATACATCAGTATGAGTTAGACCAGCAGCAGAAAAACAATCTGTTGCAAAGAGCAGAACAACTTAAGCAGTGGCAGTGCTTACTAGATCAAGATATTAAAGATCTAGAGACGTCAACTGAGTACGCTGACAAGACTCTTGATGAACATAGAGAAAAAGTAGCGCAGATTAAGCATCAGATTGAAATTATTAAAAATGAACTCAATATGCTTGATGTGGTAAAGTTTGTAGTGTCAGAGGAAGGTGTTAAATCATATGTTGTTAAAAAAATTCTTAAATTGTTTAATAGCAGACTTGCGTACTACCTTAAAAAAATGGACGCTAACTGTATGGTAACCTTTAACGAATACTTTGAAGAGGAGATTGTCGACAATAAGGGTAAGCCTTGTTCTTATTTTAACTTTAGTGGCGCGGAAAGAAAAAATATTGATCTCGCTTGCTTGTTTACTTTCATGGATATACGCCGCCTTCAGGGTGATGTAAGCTTTAACTTTAGTATATATGATGAGCTATTCGATTCGAGTCTAGATGAAAGAGGTGTTGAGCTTGTTATTAATATCCTTAAGGAGCGGGTTGAAAAGTTTAAAGAGTGTATAATGGTTATTAGCCATCGTAAAGAAAGTATTAAAGCAGCTACTGGGGATATTATATATCTTGAAAAGGTAAATGGTATTACCAAAAGGGTTGATTTCAAAGAGGCTAGGACTTAAATTATCGTACTTCCATGTTAGTATCTCCATTTGTCAACCCGTTTCCACAACCGTTTGCTGGTCCAATGCCATCTATTAACGGGCAAACCATTACACCTGGCGCACAACAGCTCCCTCCACCACCTGAAACACTATTACCCCGAGTTCTTAATTACTACGCGGATTATAGCGGCTGTGGTTTTTGGAGAATGATCTGGCCTGAGCATGTTATTAATGCTCATCAAAAGCTTGTTGTTCATGGCAGTACAGTAATGTGTTTTGATCCCAACTACTTCCGCGGAATAAAGGCGGTAAGAATTCAAAGACAAGCTACAGAGCATCAATTAAGATTCGTACAATTTCTTAAGGAAATAAGTAAAGAGTTTAATTTTAGATTAATTTATGAAATTGATGATCTTGTCTTTGCGGAAGATATTCCTGAATACAACAAATTTAAACCAGCTTTTACAGATAAAAAAATAAGAGAAACAGCTCAACAAATAATGGCCATGTGCGATGAAATTACTGTTACATGTGATTTCATGAAAGAGTATTATATGCACAAGACAGGCAATAAGAATATAACAGTTATACCCAACTACCCACCGAAATTCTGGATGGGTCATTTTTACAATGAAAAACGTATTTCTGAAAATTATGACAAGTATCAGAAAAAACCACGGGTGTTATATGCTGGCTCAGGCGCGCACTTTGACGTAGATAGAAGAGTTAATCAAAATGACGACTTTGCACACGTTAATAGAGTTATAGAATCTACAGTTGACAAGTACCAGTGGGTATTTCTTGGTGCATTTCCTCTACCGCTTCAGCACTTAGTACAGTCCGGTAAGGTTGAGTTTCATCCGTGGGAGAGGTTATATACCTACCCTGAAAAAATCTGGAACCTGAATGTTAACGCCATGGTAGCCCCTCTTCAGGACAATACATTTAATAAAGCAAAAAGTGATCTCAAGTTGATCGAGGCGAGCTGTTATGGCATACCGATTGCATGTCAAGATCTTTGTACCTATGAAAATGCTCCTTTTAAGTTTCATACAGGAGACGAAATGATAGATCAGCTCGACGACATTCTCGGTAAAAAGGGTCGGTATATGAACCTATCAGCAAAATTTAGAAAATTAGCAGAAAATCGTTGGCTTGAAAACGATGACAACATTGACAAGTATGTTGAGCTCTATACCCTACCTTACGGTAGTCCGCAAAGAAAACTGTTAAACCCTATAAATAAGCTACCAATAGCTTGATATCGGTAGAAAATCCTTTATACTTGTTTTGTGTTTAGGAATGTAGCATATTTGCCACGCGAGCAATTAATGCGCCTTTTTACGTGGGATGAAAAAGGCAACCCAATAACTCTAGATACCACATACGAGCCATATATTTATCTAGAGACCTCACACAATGAAGATTGTGTAAGTATCTTCAATACAAAGCTTAAGAAAAGACGCTTTCGTAATCAAGCCGAGAGATCACAGTATCTAAAGGACAACGAAATGGTCCGCGTTTTTGAGAACTTAAGCGTACAACAACAGTTTTTAATTGATTATTTTGGGGCACAAAACGAGACCCCAGGGTTTGCTGCGAATCCATTGCGCGTGTATTTTTTAGATATTGAAACATACAGTCCAGATAGTTTTCCGGATATTGAAACAGCTAATCATCCTATTAATATTATTACAATTTACGACTCATTAGAGAAGCGATTTGTTACGTGGGGACTTAAACCATGCACAAAAGTAGGTACAAATGTCATATATGTCGCATGTAAAAACGAACGCGAGCTACTATCTAAATTTCTCGAATATTTTAGTAATTGTTACCCTGATATTCTTTCTGGATGGAATAGTGAATTTTTCGATATACCGTATATTGTTAATCGTATGTCACGTATTTTAGGTGAAGAGTCAATTAATAAACTTTCTCCGATCGGCCGTGTAAGACTTCGTACTTTTATGGGTAGATTCGGTAAGCAGCAGACACGTCACCACTTAGAAGGTATATCGTGTGTTGACTACCTTCAGATATATAAAAAGTTTTGCCTGCAGCTACGCGAGTCGTATAAATTAGGTGATATCGGCGAACTTGAATTACAAGAATCAAAAACAGACTACGGTGATACTGACCTCGCTACATTGTCCGATAAAAATTGGGATTTATTTGTCGAATATAACATTCAGGACGTTAATCTTCTTGTCAAGCTAGAAGAAAAGCTTCAATACATTCAATTGCTTCGAATGATTGCATACGCTGGGCTTACAACATTTGAGGGTGCATTAGGCTCATTAAGTGTAATTACCGGTCTCTGCGCAATTCGGGCACGTGCTCGCGGTCAACGCATTCCCACATTTAATAAGGGTAGGGTAGACGATGGAGAACAAAACGCGGGCGCTTATGTTGGAGAGCCTCAGCAAGGGTTTCAAAAACACGTTGTCTCATTTGATGCTAACAGTCTATACCCCAACGTTATGATAACGTTGAATCTTTCTCCTGAGACAAAGATAGGCTCTATTGTAGATATTACCGAAAGTGAAGTTACAGTTAAACATGTTAACGGCTCTACATTTAATTTAACAAAAGAAAAATTTGCAGAGTTCGTAAAAAAAGAGCAAGTTGCAATTTCGAAAGCAAAAATACTTTTTTCACAAAAGACAAAAGGTATTATACCTGAAACAGTTGATCACTTTTATAATAAGAGAGTAGAAATTAAGAAGCATTTATCCAAAGCAAAGCGAGAGATTCTCAAACACGAGAAAAATACATCTGAGTACATTGAGCTTAAAAGAAAAATTGACAATCTCAATATCACACAACACACTATTAAGATCCTTATCAACTCAATTTATGGTTATTTTGGCAATAAGCATAGTTCGCTTGGTGATGATGAATTAGCTGAATCAATCACCTTAACAGGTCAAGCAGCAATTAAGGAGTCAAATAGAATATTGACAGACTATATTAAAAAGCACGCTTTACTAACAGAAGAGCAGATACAAAATGATTCCCCAATCATTTACAATGATACTGACAGCTCATATATCTCAATACGCCATTTGGTAGCGGCAAAGGGTATTGAGATGACAGATAAAAAGGGTAAAATAATCCCTGAGTATTATAAGATAGTTGAAGACATTGAAACACATTTGAACAATGAGATACAAATTTGGGGTACTAAATCTCTTAATTCGATTGACTGCAGGCTTAACTTTAAGCGTGAGAAAATTGCTGATGTAGGTTTGTTTTTACAGAAAAAACGATACGTTCTTCATGTTCTCGATGATGAAGGTATACCATGTAGTAAATTTAAATACACAGGTGTTGAAGTAGTAAGAACTACAATGCCTGCTGCGATTAAGGTGTACGTGCGTAATATTGTTGAGACTATGCTTCTATCACAGTCGCGTCAGGAAACTGATAAAGTTTTCACAAGTGTGTATGAAAAGTTTAAAACACTTACAATACAGGAACTAGCCATGGTAAAGGGTATTTCCGAGTACGATAAATATGCGGCTCAATGCAACGGGTTTCAAACTTGTAAGGCCATGCCTAGTCACGTTAAGGCTGCGTATTTTTATAACCTACTTGTGGAAAAACTTGCAGGTAAGAGGAAATACGAAGCAATCAGCTCAGGTGATAAGATACGGCATTTTTATGTTAGGCAGCCGAACAAATACGGCTTAAAAATGATAGGATACAAATATGACTACCCTACAGAGTTTACCGGCATATTTGAGCCTGATTATGAGTTAATTTTTGAAAAAGAAGTATATGCAGTAATCGAGCGTTTTTACGACGCAGTCGGTTGGAAGCTTAAAAAACCGAGCGAGCAAGTGCAAACAGACTTGTTTGATTTATTAGGAATGGATAGTTGATTTTAAAGCAACAACATATAATATATACGTATGAGTAACAAAATTATTACTTTCGTAGATCAAATTGGTAGAACAATTATTGGTGAAAATGTCGAAACTGCACCTACCGGTGAAAAGACTGACAAAGAGACCCTTATTGTTAAGAACCCTGCAATCATTCACGTACAACCAACTCCGCAAGGGCAGTTAAACGTACAGACAATCCCTCTTTATTTTAGGGATTTTGTCAGTGATAAAAACAAAGAAGACGGTACGTTCTGGAAGTATATCAGAGCAAATATTGTCGAGGGTTTGAACGTGGAAAACGACCCACGTTTAGTCGACCAGTATCATAAACTATTTCAACCTATGCCTGTAATTCAACCTGCAACAGGCAATGAGCAAAAAACTGTAAAGCTTTTTGACGAATAAAATTGGGAGTCGAAACCAAAACGGGGGTCGTAAGATCCCCGTTTTTTTTGTTGATATACCGAAGCTATAAGATATAATTCACGTATGAGTAAAGAGATTGATAATATTTTTAAAAAATTAGACTCCTTAAATAGTGAAGCGACTTTTCTAGATGAGAGCGCACTTTCAAATGTGGATACCTGGTATGACACAGGCTGCTACGCATTAAACGCAATACTTGGCGGTAGTTGCAGAAAGGGCGGTGTCCCCAAGGGCCGTATTATCGGCTTTTCAGGAGAATCGATGACTGGTAAAACGTTTATCGTTAATAAGATCTTAGCACAAGCTCAAAAGCAAGGTGTTTTTCCAGTGATTTTTGATACAGAGTTTGCAATTGATGAAAATTCAACTCGAGGGGTAGGCTTAGATCCAAGTAAAACAAAGTATGTACCTGTTTATACTGTTGACCAGTGCCGCAATCAAATTGCAGCATTTCTTGATAGTGTTGTAGAGGCTAAGCAGGAAGGTAAGTTTATCATTAGTATTGACAGTCTAGGCAACCTAGCTGCTCAAAAAGAAATCGATGACATCGCAAAAGATAAGTCAGCCGCTGATATGGGGTTACGTGCAAAATCACTTAAGAGCTTATTACGCGCCCTGACGTATAAAGCGGGTAGAGCTGGTGTTACTATTTTGTTTACTAATCACACATACTCCGACCCCGGCGCTATGTTTCCCTCACTTGTTAAAAACCAGGCTGGAGGATCAGGTCCTACCTATATGGCTAGTATTTTAGTTCAACTAGCTAAACGAAATGAAAAAGAGGGTGAAGGTGATTCTGGTAATATCGACACAGGCAAGCTTGCCGAGGCCAATAAGTACTCTGGCACTACATTAAGAGCTTTGACTGTAAAGAATCGTTTTATACCACCGTTCCTGGAAGCAGAAATGTATCTGTCTTTCACATCCGGTCTCAACAAATACAGCGGCTTACTCCAAATGGCAGTTGCTCGTGGTATTGTTGAGCAGACAGGCTCAACTTATGTTGTAGGTATTGACGGCGGTAAGTATAAAAAAGGTGATAAGCTAGGTTACGCTAAAACCTTCGCAAAGGATACAGATTTTTATGAAACCTTCTTAATACCCGCTCTTGATGAGCGGCTAGCTGTTGATTACAAATATAATAGCAGCTCTACAGAGGAAATTGTCCATGAGTAAAACAAGAGCAGTAGTGCCTTTTAGTGGTGGGATGGATAGTACCACAATCCTCTATCATGTTAAAAATATGTATGATGAAGTGTACACTATTTCATTCTTCTACGGGCAAAAACACAAAAAGGAATTAACAATTGCGCAGCTTACCGCTCAGAAAGCAGGGGTAGAAGAGCATAAATTAGTTGATGTTTCATTCTTTAAGGAAATAGCCTCTACTAGCTCGCTTACAAATAATAAAATCGATGTAGCTAAGGCAAAAGATGTGATGGGTGATCCACAGACAGTAAATTATGTGCCGTTCAGAAATATGATGCTTTTAAGTATCGCCTGCGCATATGCAGAGACGGTAGGAGCCTCGACAGTCTATCATGGAGCGGCTCAGGCTGATAGTGTTGCAGGCTATTGGGATGGCAGTCCAGAATTTTTAAATGAAATTAATAAAGTAACAGCACTAAATAGACGGAATAAAATAGGAATAAAAGCGCCTCTGTTGACCATGTCAAAAGGTGAAATTATAAAGTTTGGTATGGGGCTAGGAGTTAACTACGCTGATACCTGGACGTGTTACGAGGGGTCGGAGAAAGCTTGTGGAGAGTGCACCGCTTGCGCTCTACGCATAAAAGGCTTTATTGATGCAGGAGTTCGCGATCCTCTTTGTTACTCAAAAGAAATACCTTGGGAAAAGTATATTAACTAAGTTTAATCGAACTTATTGCCCCAAAGGCTACGACCGGTTGTAGCACGCGCAAGAGGACCTTCGCCTTGATATCTAGCTAGATACTCTTCAGGGTCAAGACCAACCCCGCCTGTTTCTTTATCTTCTAAATCTCCCTCTTCACTTAGTGTGATATAACCACCTTGCTTGGCTAGAATTTTTTGATTTAAAAGACCTCTTACAATACCTGTCGCACGGGCCTCTGCAGACCGTCTTGCCATATCAGGGTTATCTGTAACATACATTTGAGCAATTTCATCAATTAATTCACGTTCAAGTATACCACCATCAGAGGATCCTGCTTTTACTTTTGCCGCTTCAATATATTTTGCGTTTGGACCAGCTGGTGCTTCAGAAGGTGTTTCTGCAGCTGCATCCGCTTTAGGTGTAGCCTCAGCGGCTGTTTTTTTAGCAGCTTTTGCTACAGCCGTATGTACTTCTTGCTCAGTAGGTACTTCTTCACCATCTGATTCACTTTCAATAAATTCAAGAACATTCGACATAAAGTCTCTCACAATTCTTGCTGTATAGCCGTGCTTTGCTGATGACATTAAACCTTTAACATTTTTAAGCTTTTCGCCGTATTCTTCACTTTGCTGTAATTGCTCTACAACTTTAGGTAAATTTGCAGCGATTGCATTTTGAAGTTTACCTAACTGTGTTTTTTGATCTCCCATTGCTGCAAATTTACCACCGGGAAATAGAATGTCATAAAGGGGCTTAGCTAAAATATCCGCAACTTCATCAGAATCTTGACCTAGAGCATCTTTAAGAATTTTAAACAAATAAGTATCTTTACCACCGGCTTCTCTTTCACGTAAACGCTTTTTAATTTCTGGTCCGGCTGCAGCATAATCCGCACCCAAATCTAGCTCATTTAA